CTGACTGTTGGTTTTACTAGTGCGTATGGTGGGAAAATTAATTTAGCATTAAGTGCAGTAAATACAAGAGGAACTGCAGAAGGAAGATATATGTTTGATGTTTTGGTAAGTAAAGGAGGAACTACATATCCTCTTGCAAGTGGCAATGTAATGGTAATTAATCCCGTTTCATCAGCACCCTAAATACAGTTAGGAAACTTGTGAATATATGGCACAACCAGCAAGTAGATCAGATTTAATCAATTATTGCAAAAGGCAATTGGGGGCTCCTGTCCTTGAAATTAACGTTGCCGATGAGCAAGTAGATGATCTTGTGGATGATGCTCTTCAGTATTTTCACGAAAGACATTTTGATGGAGTAGTTCAAACATATTTAAAATATAAAATAACCCAAGATGATATTGATAGGGGAAGAGGTAGAGGTGGAAGTAATCCAATAGGAATTGTAACTACTACAGCAACCTCCACTGTTGGAATTACATCTACTTTTTCCTACGAAGAAACTAGTAATTTTATTCAAGTTCCTCCCTCAGTAATAGGAATCAATAAAATTTTCAGATTTGATAGTAGCACCATATCTGGGGGAATGTTTAGTCTAAAGTATCAACTATTTTTGAATGATCTATACTTCTTCAATTCTATGGAAATGCTATCATATGCAATGACACAAACATATCTTTCTGATATTGATTTTTTATTGAATACGGAGAAGCAAATAAGATTCAATCAAAGACAGGATAGATTGTATTTAGATGTTGATTGGGGAAATGTAACATTAGGGGATTATATCGTTTTAGATTGTTGGAGACTTTTGGATCCAAATGATTTTACGAGAGTTTATAATGATTCATTTTTAAAAAAATACTTGACTGCTCTTATTAAGAGGCAATGGGGTCAGAATTTAATTAAGTTCCAGGGTGTTAAACTTCCAGGTGGAATTGAATTGAATGGAAGACAAATATATGATGATGCTGAGAAAGATTTGCAAATAATTAGAGAGCAGATGTCAAATACATATGAACTTCCACCTCTTGATATGATAGGTTGACGTTATGGTATTAAATCCATTCTTTACTCAAGGGACATCATCTGAGCAAAATCTTGTTCAGGATTTAATTAATGAACAATTAAAAATGTATGGTGTGGATATTTTCTATATGCCAAGAAAATATCTTACAGAAAATAGTGTCATAAGAGAAGTTATACAATCAAAATTTGATATGGCACTTCCTCTTGAAGCGTATGTTGATAACTATGATGAGTACTCTGGTGCAGGAAATATTCTTTCAAAATTTGGAATTGAATCAAAAGATGAAGTAAGACTTATAATTTCAAGAGAAAGATTTGAAACTTATATTACACCTTTAATTGAAGATCAATCAAATATAAAATTATCTACAAGACCTAAGAGTGGAGACCTTATTTGGTTTCCCCTTGATGATAGAGTGTATGAAATAAAAGATATTGAGTATGCAAAACCATATTATCAATTACAGAATCTCTATGTTTATGAACTATATTGCGAACTCTTCAGATTGGAAGATGAAGTTATTGCAACTGGTGTAGATGAAATTGATAATAATCTTATAGGTGAAAATTATGATGGATCAACTGATGATGGAATTAATACCATACAAGGTCCAACTCAAACTCTGACTTTAGTTGGAGCAGCAGTAACCTCAACAGCATTAACAAGTATTATAAATGGTGGAATTAGATTTATTAGAGTGACAAATAGAGGTGGTGGATATGCAACCCCACCAAGAGTGGCTATATCTTCTGCACCTAGTGGAGGAGTAACTGGTATAGCAACAGCAGTTATGATTGGTGGAATAAATGTTTGTAACTTGAATGCAAATCCAAAACTACAATCAGTACAGCAAGTACAACTATTAAATGCTGGATCTGGATACATATCAAATCCAGGAGTGCGATTTATATCAAATACTGGTAAAGGAGCTGCAGGAATAGTTGGAATATCAACTACAGGAGGAGTTGGTATAGTAACTGTAAACGTCTCTGGATCAGGATATGTAACAGCACCAACAGTAACATTTACTCCACCAAAACATGTCGGTGCAGCAGCAACTGCAATTTTAAATTCCCCTATAGTAGGTGGTGGAGTTAGTGTCACATCTGCTCCAATAAGTATAGGAGCATCTTCTTTCCTCTTCCCAGGAGGAACTACTGGTGGTGTATTCTATGCAACTGCACCGACAGTTACTTTTGATTTACCGACTGGAACAGGAAATGCTGCTGCAGCAGATGCAACTCTTGATGATCTTGCACAAACAGGAGGAACAGTAGAAACTCTTGGATTGACGACTGGAGGTAAATTCTACACTAGTGTTCCATCAGTCTCTATTTCACATCCAGGATTTAGTTATGCATCTGCAACTATAGGAATTGCTGGTTCTTCTATCAATCCAAGTTCTGTTGCATTTAGCACTACTGGTAGAGCATACACAACTGCACCTACTGTTGCAATCTCTACATCTGGAGTAATGGATGCACCAACTCAAGTTGCTGTTGGTATTGCAACAATTCATCCAATAACTGGTATTGTTACAGCAATATCCTTTAATACTTCAGATTCTTGGGCAACGGGAACAGGAGCAACAATTGGTGCTGGATATACAGTAGCACCTAGTATTTCTTTCTCTGGAAATCCATCACCAGTACAAGCAACTGCTAGTGTCACTGTGTCCGTTGCTGGCACTGTAAGCACCATTAGCATAGGCAATAGTGGATTTGGTTACTTAACAACTCCAACGGTCTCTATTGGGTCTCCAGGAGGTGCTGATGAGCAGTTTAGAGCACTTGGTGTTGCAACTATAAGATCCACATCAATTAAAACTGAAGGAACACTTGGTATTGGATCTACTTCAATTACTGGAATTACAACTACAAACATTATAGTTGGTGATAGAGTAAGACTTGGTGTTGGTTATAGTGATCTATACAATTTCATACCTGAAGAGACTTTCGTCACTACAATCGAATCAAATACTATATTCATGAACAACGCAGCAACTAATGTTGGCATTGCAACATCTGTATTTGAATTTGGTAGACAAAACTGTGGTGTTGTTACAGGTATTGCAGTTACATTTGGTGGTGGTGGATATTTATCTCCACCTAATATAACAATATCCAATGAAGTTTCTGAAAAGAATTATATAAACTTCCCAGGAATATCAACAGCAACTGGTATATCTACTATAAGTCCAGGTGGAACAGTTTCAAGTATCAATATTTTAGATTCTGGATATGGATATGTAATTGTTCCAGAAGTAACACTGTCAAGTCCAGAAAGCGATGGTTCTGGTGAATTTATATTTAATGAAATTATTACTGGTTCTTCTAGTGGAACTACGGCAAGAGTTAGAACATGGGATGGATCAACTAATACTCTCGTAGTTGGAACAGTTGCTGGAGAGTTTGCTAGAGGGGAAACCTTAGTGGGTTCAACTTCCGGTGCTTCTTATGAGTTACGAATTGTTGATGTACAACCAGCAGATGATGGATTTGCTGACAATATTAATATAGAAACAGAAGCAGACAATATTATTGACTTTAGTGAGCAGAACCCATTCGGAATGCCCTAAATAAAAATATCATATACTTTGAGATATTGTAGGATTAACAATGTTTGAATATTTTTACAACGAAATTTTGAGGAGGACCATCATATCGTTTGGTACTCTGTTTAATGATATTTCCATTAAACATACAGATTCTGACGATAATACCGTTAGTGTTGTAAAGATACCTTTAGCATATGGTCCAACTCAAAAGTTTTTAGCAAGGATAGAGCAATCTCCAGATTTGAACAAACCATTTGCTATTACTCTTCCGAGAATGTCATTTGAGTTTACTGGGTTAACTTACGATCCATCAAGAAAAGTAACTACAACTTCAACTTTTGTAGTAAAAGATCCTAATGACGGAAAAGAGACTAAAAAGTCTTACATGCCAGTTCCATATAATATGCAGTTTGAACTTGCTATTATGTGCAAATTAAATGATGATGCTCTTCAAATTGTAGAACAAATTTTACCATATTTTCAACCAGCATATAATGTTACTGTTGAATTGGTTCAAGGACTTCAGGAAAAAAGAGACATTCCTGTTGTATTAGAAAACATTACAATGCAAGATGACTATGAAGGAGATTTTTCTAGTAGAAGAGTTCTTCTTTATACTTTAAGATTTACTGCAAAAACATATCTATTCGGTCCTGCATCTAAGGCAACCAAGGATATCATCAAAAAGGCTACTGTCAGTTATCTTACGGGCACAGATACTTCCAATGCCTCAAGAGACGTTACTTATTCTGTAGAACCAAGGGCAATCAAGAATTATACAGGAAACGCAGCAACAACTCTCGCAGAAGATATTACAAAAGCAAAAACATCATTTAATGTTGTTGATGCTAGTGGACTTACTGAAAATACTTATGTTGATCTTAATGGAGAAGAAATATTCATTACTAAGATAACAAGTAATAAAATTACTGTGAAGAGAGGTCAAGATGGAACAACTATTACTGATCATGTAGCAGGTGAAGACATATTCATTATTGATGCTGGAGATACTGCATTAATTGAAACTGGAGATGATTTTGGTTTTGATGGTGGATTCTAATGACAAAAAAATTTGATAACCTTAATGATACTTTTAATACCTCTGATGATGTAATTAAACCAGAGGTAATTGAACATAAAATTGAAAAAGTAAAAGAAGGTGTTGATGATATTAAAAAAGATTATGAGTACACTAGAGGAAATCTTTATTCTATCATTGAAAAAGGACAAGAAGCTCTTAATGGAGTTTTAGAACTTGCTCAAGAAAGTGAAATGCCTAGAGCATATGAAGTTGCAGGACAATTGATTAAAAATGTTGCTGATGCAACAGATAAATTATTAGATCTACAGAAAAAACTAAAAGATGTAGAGGAAGAAAGTAAATCAAAAGGACCATCAACGGTCAATAATGCATTATTTGTAGGATCTACAGCAGAATTAGCAAAGATGCTCAAAGATGGATTAAAAGAGGACAATAAATAGAAAGATAGAGGAGATATATTAAAGTGGCACTTAAGAAGCCTTCAGATTTTTTCGGTAAGAATAAAAAAACTCACCTTGATGAAGTAAAGGAGAGTTATGATTCTGCGTGTCCAGAAAAAATAGAACAGGTTTCAGAGGCATTTGGAACATTCAAAGAAAACTTAAATCACATTCAATCGTTATCTGACTTTACTTCTACCTTTGATAGTTTTAAGAATAATTTAGAAAAAGTAGAGAGTGTCTCTGGTCAAGTTAGTGAAATAAAAGAAGAGATAAAAAGTTTAATCAAAAAAGAAGATTTAGATAGTGCTATGATGGCACAACTTCTTTTTGTAGAAGAATCAATATCTAAAATTGAATCCAAAATATCATCGATTAACGGCAAAACAGTTGATAAGATCAGAGAAGATTTTGTAGATCTTTCTAATTCTGTTGGATCTTTTCTTAATGTTGATGCGCCAAAGTATAAAAAATTAATTTCAGAATCTGAAGTTAGAATAGATGGTAGATTTGATACTTTTAAAAATAATGTAGAAGAAAACTTAAATACTATTAAAGTAGATGTAGGTAACGAAGTTACTACTGCTTTGGAATCTATTGAAAGTGCAAATGAAAATACTATCAATATAGTCAAAGCAGAATTTAAAGAAACTATTAGAGATGTTAATAAAAATGTAGATGAGTTAGTAGAAAAAGAACTTCCGAAATATAATAAACTTTTTGCAGAAACAGAAGTAAGAACAGAAGAAAAAATTAATGAGGTAATTGATTATTACAAAAAAAATATTGAAGATCTTAATGCAAAGGTAAAACTGTTTACTGAAACAGAAATACCAAAGTATAGTAATCTTTTAATTGAAACTAAACTTAAGTCTGAAAAAGAAGTAAAAAATTTAGAAGAAGAAGTTCTTTCTAAAGTTAATATATTATCGGAAAAGGTTCAATTTATTTCTGAAGGTATTCCAGAAAAAACTTCTGAAAAAATACAAGAACTTAAAGATGTAACTGATCAGTATAAAGAAGAGATAGAATCTATCTCTAAAAAATATCAGTCTCTGTATAAAGATTTTAAGAAAAGAGAAGTTAGTGAAAATGAAAAGTTAGAGAATTATTCTCAAGATATTGAAAGGTATCATAAGAGATTTGATTTTCTAGCAGAAACAGTTACTGAAGATATTGTAGAAATTCAAAATGTTTTAGTAGCATCTAATGAAAGTTATCATGATAGTTTAAAAACTGAAGTAGTAAAGTTTAGAAATAAAATTTCTGAACAGATGAAAGGTCTTGAGATTGACCTTACTGTTAATGAAAAACATATTAAAAAACAAAATGATAATATTGAGGATATTAGAGAAGAAATAAAAGGAGTATTTGATAAACTTCAGTTAAATTTATTAGAAGAAAAAAATAAAGAATTAGTTGATAAAATAAACCTCATTGAAGAAAAAATATCAGACTTCAATAAGAAAAAACTTTTAACTGAAGATAATCCAACTTTACCTGGAGACCCGTCTACAGATAATTCAAGAGATCCTTTAACTCCTTTAAATCAAAAGTTTGCAACACTTGATGATCTTCAAAATCATTACAGAACATTCATCAATAGAATTCAACAACAAATTGCCACAATTGGTGGTGGTGGTGCTGGATTTATTAAAGATTTAGATGATGTAACTTTTGATCAGACTACTGGACAGGGTAAATTATTAATTTACAATGGGTCTAAGTGGGTAGGTATTGCTAGCACTGCAGTTGGTGGTGGTGCTGCATCCGAATTAGCAGAAAATGCAACAGGAACTAATTTAACTTTAAGTGGAAACTTAAATGTTACCGGTGATCTTGTTTATGATGAGGCAAATGCTAGAAATTGGAACGTAAGTGGAATAGCAACTGCTACTAAATTGCATGTTGGTGTTGATACTGGATTTTACAATGAAGATTTAGTTGTAAATGGTGATGCAAGAGTTACTGGTATTTTAACAATTGGTACAGGGTCAATTACTCTTGATCCAAATGAGAGAAAAATTACTGGTATTGATGAAATAATTATTGGTACAGGAACCACGGTTAGAATACATCAAGACTCTTCGGGAGAAATTGCTTTTAGTGATAGGGAGGGTAAACAAGCATCTGTTGGAATTGGTACGACAGTTTCTATTAACACAACTGGCATTGTTACTGCCGCTACTTTAAAAGCATCAACTGCTTTCTATCCACCAATTTATACAACAACACAAAGAGATGCTGGTTCATTTGATGAAGGTGCGATAATTTTTAATACGACTATTAAAAAGATGGAATTCTATGATGGAACTAATTGGCAGTCCTTACCAGGTATGACTCTTGGTCTTACTGTAGCACTTGACGGATAATTTTATATAAATATCTAGGATTCTTTTTAATTAAATGAAAAAGTATTGCAGACTTTGTAAAAAGAAAGAAACTAAATCACAATGTGCATTTGGTCCCAAGATGTGGAATCGTTATTCTGTAGATGATGCTACAGAAAATGAAGTTGAATCTGCAGCTGCTGATTCTGGAATTACTGAGGAATCTAAGAGTGGAGATTCTTCTCTCCGTGATTGGTTTGGTAAGAGTAAATCATCTGATGGAAAACCTGGATGGGTTCAATTGGGTGGAAAATACTCTGGAAAACCCTGTGCCAAGCAACCAGGACAAACCACAAAACCAAAGTGTGGTTCTAGTAAAATGAAACGCAATCTATCTAAAGATGAGGAACAGGCAGCGTTTCGTAGAAAGAATTCAAAAGATCCAAATCCAAATAGATCAGGGAAGGCAATTAACGTGAAGACTGAAGAATTTACAACCTTACCACTCCAAGTTGAAGTTCCTACTGAGATTAGAGATTTCAATCTTGGGTTGATGTTCCGTGAGAGTTTGGATATTAATAGTGGAATGCTGTTCATTTTTGATGAAGTTGCAGAACAGTCTTTCCATATGAGAGAGACAAAAATTCCTTTAGATATTGCTTTCATTACAGAAGAAGGTATTATTGAAAGTATTAAAAAATTAGAACCATTTGATGAGAGTTCAGTTGCCTCTAATGGAGATGTTCTATGTGCATTAGAAGTTAATCGTGGATGGTTTGATGAAAATAATGTAGAAGTTGGAGATGAAATTGATATTGAGGAAGCAGCAGGAGAAAAAGATGCTTGCTATCATAAAGTCAAGTCACGTTATTCCGTATGGCCTTCTGCATATGCATCAGGTGCCTTAGTTAAGTGCCGTAAAAAAGGTGCTGCTAACTGGGGTAATAAAACTAAAAAAGAAGAATTTATAAATTGGAGAGATACTTTTACTCCAACCGAATATGAATCTATAGATCTAGTTACACCAGAACCTTTACAACCAACTAAAGGAATTGGAAGTAAGATGCTTGATGAAAAGTGTTGGAAAGGATATACCAAAAAAGGTATGAAGACTATGTTTGGTAAGAGATATCCAAACTGTGTCAAAAAAGAAGAAGAAGAACCTAACTTAGTATCAAAGACTCCATTAGATGAAAAGATGGATTGTGTTCATAATCACAAAGGTGATGAGTGCCCAGTTCATGGTAAAAAAGAATGTCCAGCACTTGAGAAAGTAGATGAGGCAGTAAGAATACCAGCAAAAACTGGTAATATTATAAGTTCTGTTTTTAGGTTTAGAAGTTCAACTATTATGTTGAAGATATTCTTTCCACAAACTTCAGTACCTAAAAAATCTGATGTTCAAGATCAGATTGAGAAAATTTATCCGGGTGCCAAACTGCTAACTTATAGAGTTTCGGACTATGAACCAGGACAACCAATTCTTCATGCAGAAGGTGCCGCATGGACAAAATCATCAGGTAAGAACAAAGAAGGTGGCCTTAACGAAAAAGGAAGGAAGTCTTATGAAGCAGAAAATCCTGGTTCTGACCTAAAAGCACCGTCTAAAAAGAAGGGTAATAAAAGAAGAGCATCATTCTGTGCAAGAATGAAAGGTATGAAGAAAAAATTAACGTCTGCTAAAACTGCAAGAGATCCAGATAGCAGAATAAACAAATCATTAAGAGCTTGGAATTGTTGAGGTTAGTGTATGAGTGAAGTATATCTTGGTAA